TGTTGGTACAAAAACAGTAATGCAAAATTACTGCAATATAAACTTGAATCAATTCAACAGCTATTTTAGATATTCAGGTCTTGAGACTGCAATTGATGCATATGATAAAGCCATTATTTCAAATGAGGTTGAAGCGTTTGTTGCTAAGAAGTTTAGACCAAGTCTGACACAAACCAACAACTATGTTTTGGATTTTGGATTGGAATTGGCTCGCGGAACAACCGATGACAATTTTTATTCCTCACCCGACTTCACTTTATTAGATGAAACGGACGTACAGAGACAGTGTTTCTTTGAGGAAGTGCCATCATCTTTCTCAGGACTAGAATCAGTAACAATTACGAACACGGGTTTTGGATACACATCAACACCAACAGTAACAATTATTGGTGATGGCACAGGAGCCAAAGCTGTTGCGGTTGTCGTGAACGGTAAAGTTACTGAGATTAATGTTACGAATCCTGGTATAGGATACACATCCGTTGCTGTTCAAATAATAGGTGGGGGCGGAAGATTAGCATCAGGACTAGGTGTTTTACAGGGTAGATATGGTCAAGTGAGAATTGCTTACTATAAAACAGATGCAACAAGTAGCCAAAGCACAAAAATTGTAATAAATGCTAACAGAAATAATGGCGTTGTTGGCACAATCGACTATCAGTTAGGTAAAATAGCAATTGAGGCATTTAATCCTATTGCTGTGAACAATAGTTTTGGCGACATTATGGTACACATTAGACCAGGAATAAAGATCATCCAATCTAAGCTAGATAAGATGTTGGTCCTGGATGCGGATGATCCAACAAGTATTACAGTCAAAACTGTCGCGATATAACAATGACAAACGTAAAAACATCAACAATTGTCGGAACACAATTACCCGACTTTGTTAGAAATGACTATCCTGTATTCGTAACATTCCTTGAGAAATATTATGAATGGTTGGAGACACAGCAAAATGTTTCTAGTGGAATAAATCAACTTCAACTATCTAAAGACATTGATGAAGCGAATGAGTACTACCTAGATAAGTTAAAAAATGATTTGTTGCCATATTTTCCACAAGAAGTAGTCTCAGATAAAAGACTGTTTCTGAAGTTGGTCACGCAATTTTATAAGTCAAGTGGTACACAAGACTCTATAAAATTTTTGTTTAGGGCGTTGTTCAACGAAAACATCGACATTTATTATCCTAAAGATGACATTTTAATTGCATCTGATGGTAAATGGGTTCTTCCACTTGCGCTCCGCGTGGACACAAACGACTTGAACATTTTCAATATAGAAAATACTCTAATTATTGGACAAACATCAAAAGCCACTGCCGTAGTTGAAAAAGTAATACAGTCTGTTGATAGACAGTTAGGCATCACATATATTGAGTTGTATGTATCAAACGTCAAAAGATTGTTTGATACAGGTGAAGATATAATTGCAAACTATATCGATCCGATAACAAATTTAAATGTTACTGTTATTGCCAAACTTATTGGATCACTATCTGAAATAAGAATTAATCCTAGATTTCGTGGCGCTTTCTATAACGGCGGCACATTTACACCAACAGGATTTGTTGAGGGTGATCCAGTAACTATTGTTGGTGGATTGAATCCGACCGCAAACAATCCAATTGGCGCGATTGCATATGTTGGAGAGACAACCAGTGGTGGCGTAGAAAGTATTTTTATCACAGATGGTGGATTCGGATTTAGAAATCCTGTAGATGATTTGTATGCAGATACACCAACATCAATTGTGGATTTCAGAGGTGGTTTTGTAGACGCACCATCTCTTGGCCAAGAAGCAAAAGCAACTGTAAGTTTAATTGACACAGCAAATACGCGAAATGTAAATGTGTCAACTATGACAGTATCATTGTTGGACGGTGCAACAATAACCATAGCAGCAATAGAAACATCCACTATTCAAAACGTATCGACATATTCTGAATTTTCGGTTCATCCAATATCGTTTGTTCTATTGGACACAGGTGGTGGCGGTTATAGACAGAGACCAACAATTAAAACATATAGTTTGTATAATGAAGATTTTCCGGACTCACTAATTATTCCTTCCGCAATTGCACTAAAGGGTGCTAGAACCATAGTTGATAACACACCAGGTCAAGACTTTACAGTAGATGTTGAGCGTGGTGATTATGTTAGACTTTTTATACAAAATAAATTTGAGGAAGTACTAGAGTTATCTGACGTTACCGCAAACACATTATTTTTTAATGAAACATTTCCTGTGGATATTGGATTTGGTGGTGCGCAAGGAATTCTGGAAGTATATAAGATCAATAGAAATGATCTCTATAAAATAGGATCATTGGGCAGAATACAAGTTGTCAATGGTGGCACAGGCTATCAGAATGGTGATAGCATTATATTTACAGGTGGCTCCGGATATGGCGCAAATGGTTATGTGAATGTTACTGGTGGAATCATAACATCAGCAACAATAAATGCACATTCAGCTGAGGCATATGTTATAGGCGGTGAGGGTTATACAAATGAAACTTTACCAACACTCTCCGTACAGTCAACCTCGGGTCAAGGTGCTGTTTTAGTTGTGTCCGAAGTTACTGGTTCCGGAGATGAGTATCAGTTGTCCACGTCAAGAATTGGCGCAATTACTTCATTGAAGATTAACAGCTTTGGTTACGATTATGTTTCCGCACCGATAATCTCACTGAGAAATGCTGATTTGTTACTATCAAATGTGACCGAAGGACAATTGTTTGTTTCAAACACGGTAGTATACCAAGGAACATCAAACACAAACTTTACGTTTAGGGCATTCGTTGACAAATATGATGACGCAACATCTACCCTCAGAATTTTCAATTACATTGGAACACTCAATCGTGATCTAATCATCAAGTATGATTCTGAGTCTATGGTTGAGTCGGTGACAGCAAACGTGGTAACATCTGTGTTCTATGGCGACGGTAATGCAAGAGCAACAGCTAAATTTGAAAATGGTCTAATCAGATATCCTGGCATTTATTTGAATACTGATGGCCAACCAAGTGCGGATAAGAGACTTCAGGATGGTTTCAAATATCACAATTTCTCTTATGTGATCAAGTCATCAACAGACTATGCTAAATTCAAAAAGCCATTGAATGATATTGTTCATCCATTGGGCACAAAAACATTTACATATAGAATGATTGATAATACGGAGAACATTGCTATAGCCAATACACTAAACTATGTGACAGTTGATGACTTACCAAACACATACAATGTACTGTTCAATACGACAAAAATCATCAGTGCAAGCGGAACCGATAATTTGGTGTCGATTGTCAACATTGGTGATGTTATTATTATTGATTCTGTCCGTAGAGGAATACCAAACACAGTAAATGTGGTTTCCGGCTCCAATGTTATGTTTGGAGATGCGAACAGCGTAAACTTCATTAACGATCTCCAAGACGGAGACACTATACTTTTGTCCACTGGTAACACAGCAACTGTTAGGGAAGTTGTCAACGTTTCACATGCTATCCTATCAACAACAATAAATGTAACATCAACAACAGCTACGATAAACGTGATTTATCCCGAAGTTGTTAGAGTGAATACAGTGAATGCGAATACCATCTTTACGACAACACAAATACGCGGCAACGGAAATAATTTGCTCGCTAGAATAGAAAAAGTGAGATAAATAGAACTATGTCATCACTAATTACCAAAAATTTTAGAACTCTATTAGCCAAGCAAATATTTAACTTGCTTGATATAGCAGCAAATGCATATCTGCCTGCTGGCAGAAAATCATACGTATACGCATTTATAGGAAAGCAATTACGATGGAATGCAGGAACTGAGATTCCATTAGTTCCTGGAGAATCAATCACAGATATTAATGATTACTATAAGCGTGGCATCTTAGCCAAACAAATTTCAATTGAAAATGCATCGTTTGTTGTTGATAGGAATGATTGGACAGCCAACACAATTTACAATACATATGAAGCGAATACTAACTTTTATGTGTTGAACTCAAAAGATCAGGTGTTTAAGTGCTTAGCCAATACAGCTAACGTTGCATCAACAAATGAACCGGAACTAACACTGTCCACAACATCATTGGAGGAACCATTCATTTCGACTGGTGATGGATATAAGTGGAAGTACATGTACACGTTAACTTCAACGCAAAAACAAAAATATCTATCCGACGAATGGATGCCAATATCTACAAATAGATTCGTTACAGGCGCTGCTCAAGCTGGATCAATTGATATTGTTTCAATTACTAATGCAGGAAATAACTACACCGATGGAACAACCCAAGCCATCATTTCCATAGATGGTGATGGTAGGAATGCAGTATTGAGAGCTAATGTATCGGGTGGCCAAATACAAGATGTTATCATACAAAACAGAGGTAATTTTTACACATATGCCGATCTAACATTCACTGATGTTGCAGGTGGAACGGGTGCTGGAGCAAGTGCAGTGGTAGCTATTGCACCAACAGAAGGTCACGGCTTTGATCCGGAAGTTGAATTGGATGCAACAACACTTATGTTCAACGTTGAGTTTGCGGAGAATGAAGCTGGAGTTCTTCCAACAGATAATGATTTCCGCGAGATCGTTTTAGTACAAAATCCATCAACATCCCTCAACACTGTAGCGACTGCAAATTTATATACATTATATAAAAATATCAAAGTTTCACCTGGTGTTGGTGACTACACCACAGACGAGGTTGTATTTCAGGGTTCAACTTTTGGCGAAGCAACTTTCACTGCGGATGTCATATCTTTTGATATTGTTAAAAACGAACTTTTTGTAAACAACGCTAGAGGAACACTGGCCACAAACTCAGCGATCAAAGGATTCAATAGTGGCGCAATCCGAATCGTCAACAATGTGACGGAGCCGACAATGCAATTGTACTCTGGAAAAATATTATACATATCAGATAAATTACCAATCACGCGAGATCCCTCACAGACGGAAAGAATCCGTTTCATACTGAGTTTCTAACGAGGAATAAATGACAACTCTATTCAATTACGATCCATATTATGACGACTTTGATGAAGATAAAAACTTCATGCGCGTTCTTTTCCGTCCAGGATATTCTGTTCAGGCAAGAGAACTAACACAACTACAAACAATTCTTTCAAATCAAATTGAAAAATTTGGTAATCACATCTTCAAAAGTGGTAGTCCAATAACTGGTGGAAAAATTTCAATCGATAGAAAAACAAACTATGTTGTGCTACAAACACAGTATAGTGGTATTGATATTGATCCTAACGAATTTTTGGATAAGACAATTGTTAGTTTTGAAAATAACAAACTTGTTCGAGCTAAAGTTATTGCGATAGATACGACAACAACTAATCCTATACTGATTATTAAGTATTTAAGCGGAGATCGTTTTGCTGCAGGTGAAAGTTTACGGGTGTTTGGACAAAACATTTTTGCTACATTGACTCAAACAAATGCAGTTGGTGGTTCAATCGTTGCAAGCATTCAGGACGGCATATATTATTTCAAAGGTCAATTTGTCAAAGTTGTCCCACAATTCTTAGTACTGGAAACATTCTATAGAATTGGTGAAAATATATCTGCAATTAACATAAAGCCATCGTGCAAGATTGGTATTGAGTTTGATGAAAATATCC